TGTCGTTGAAACATCATTAATATGTAATTATTTAAGAAAACCTGTTGATCCTATATGGGGTTATACTACAGTAAGCGGAGACCCTGTTTACAACCAAGCTTCTTCAACTAACTTTGAAATATCAGAAAATGATGAAGTAGATTTAATTATTAAAATATGTAAGTATTCAGGATTAGCAATAAGAGAGCCAGAAGTTGTTTCAGCTATGGATAATAAGGAATCAGTAGAACTACAAAAAGATAATACATAATTATGCCAACGATAGGACAACATATAACACAAAGAGAATATTACACTAATAGTGGAGATAACCCAAACAATGATAATTGGGGAACATATCAATACATGTTGTTAGATGACATAATAAACAACTTTTTATTGACCTACGTTGGAGACGATAAAGTAATTAATAAAGTTGAAAGACATGAAGTTATATTTCATGCAAAAAGAGCAATACAAGAACTACATTATGATGCCTTAAGAGAGATAGAAGGTTTCGAATTAGAAATACCTGACACATTAAAAATTCCTTTACCGCATGATTTTGTAAGCTTAGTTAAAGTGGGCTACGTAAGCTCAGATGGAATGGTACATGATGTAAATCAAAATTTTAATTCATCTACACCAAAATCTTATTTACAAGAAGGGACAGAAACAGCCGACATTCTTTTTGATGGAGATGGAAATGCTTTAAGAGGTACTCCTGTAATAGAAGATAAATGGAGAGAAGGAACAGAAGGTAAAGTAGATGAGCCAACTGGACAAATAGTAGGAAAACGATATGGAATGGATACAGGCTCTGCAAATCATAACGGAAGTTATTTAATAGATAAAAACCAAGGGTTTATATTATTCAGTTCTAATTTAAAAGGAAAAAATATTATTATAGAATATGTATCTGATGGATTGTATGGATATGCTGAAACAGAAATTAAAATACACAAACTAGCAGAAACTTTTATGTATGACTACTTAATGTCTACAATATTAAAAGGTAAATTTGGCGTACAAGAATTCATTGTAAGAAGAGCACAAAAACAAGCTTCTGCTTCATTAAGAAATGCTAAAATCAGACTAAATTCTATAAAATTGGGTGAATTAACTCAATTACTGAAAGGTAGAAATAAGTGGATAAAGTAGCATGAAATTAAAAAACGTATTTTCTAAAGGTCGAATGAATAAAGATTTCGACGAAAGATTAATCCCAGAGGGTGAATATACTGATGCTCTGAATATAAGAGTTGTAAACACAGGAGATGGGGACGCTGGTGCTATACAAAACGAAGAAGGAAACACAAGGCTAACAAACATAAGCGCAGGTACAGGGCCTCGATGTATAGGATCTGTTCCTGACGAGTCTAATGAAAAAATATATTGGTTTGTAACAAATGCTTTTAATCATGGATATGTATTTGAATACGATATTAGGTCACAAGCTACAAGAACAATATTAAAAGATACTAGGTCTGCAGCAACAAACGTTTTAGGTTTTGACGCTCAGTATAAAGTTTATGGAAATGTTATATATAACGTAAGTAAAAAAGAAACTATACTTTTATTTACAGATGGTAAAAATAGCCCTAAGCTTGTAAACGTAGAGAGAGCTATAACTTATGGTGAAAATGGTTTTTTTGAAGATGATATATCTTTATACAGAAAACCTCCTGCAAAAGCCCCTACAGTAAGACCGTTTTTTACAACAACAAAAAAAGAAAACCAAATACAAGAGCAATTTTTTGCTTTTGCTTATAGATATAAATATCTAGATAATCAGTATTCAGCATTATCTTCTTTTTCTAATTATCAATTTAACCCAGGTGGATTTAGTATTGATTATGGTACAATGGAAAACAAGGGTATGATTGGAATATATAATGGTTTTAATATTACTTATAACACTGGTGATGATAGGGTAACAGATATAGATATTTGTTTTAAAAACACAAAACACAATACTGTATATGTTATTGACACTATAAACAAAAAAGAAAGTGATTTCGGACATGATATGAGTAAAACATATCAGTTTAAAAATAGAATGATTTTTAAAGCATTACCAGAAGATGAGGTGTTTAGAATATTTGATGATGTTCCATTAACAGCTAAGACACAAGATTTTATAAAAGACAGGATAGTTTTTGGAAATACAACATCTCAATATGATATGCTTGAAAACTCAACTGACGAACTACCTTTAAAATTAGATTTTAATGTAGAACACGTATCAACGTCTTTTGCAGGAGATTTTTTAACGTCATCTATTAACACAAGCGGCGATAGTACTGAATTAACTATAACTTTTACAAATATTGTTTTTACAGTAGATAGTGAATTAATTATAAATATAGAATTAACATCTCCGTCTGCAAGCTATTTAAGTCAAGATTACGGAAATGGAACCGCAATCTTTACAGCAGGAGTGGTGTTGTCACAAACTTACAGTGGTTTGAGCTCATTTTTAGCTTCAGATGACTGGACAACATTTATGGGAACACTAACTGCTAATTTTGCTTCTATAGCTACAGTCACAGTTCCTTTAAATAACACGCTTACATCTTATGGAAATTTTACACATACTAGTACCAGTACAACAGTTGTAATAAAAGCTCCAAAAATTACCTTTACGGTAGACGCTACACCTTCAGATTCAACAGATAATGTAACTACACAGCTTGAAAACCAATTTACTTGGCAAAATACTGTACAAGCAAGATGGACTACATTAAATAGCTCTTTATCGTTAAAATCAAATAGAAGTTATGAATTTGGTATAGTTTATTTAGATGAATTTGGGAGATATTCTTCAGTTCTATTACCAAAAGAAAGTGAGTCATCAGGAAACTCTGAAATTTTTGTACCCGTGTCTGATTCTGAAAACCAAAACAGAGCAAAAATAACAATAAACAGCAAACCACCTTATTGGGCTAATAGATACAAGTTTTTTGTAAAACAAAATAAAGAAGTGTACTACAATATATTTGCTACTATATTTTATGAAGAAGGAATTTATAGATGGGTTTCACTAGAGGGTAATAATTTAGGAAAAGTTGAGGCGGGTACAATGTTGAT